ACCAAATCGATGTGGCAATCCAAAAGAAGGTTCCCAGCCAAGTTGAGACTATCGATTCGCTGATGCTCCTCGTTGAAGCGATTGGAGATCACTTTCGCACAAACCCACTTTCAAGTTTCCCGGGCGCTCGCTGTGTGAATGTCGAAAACACCCCCGTGTATGCACCTGACCATCTGCAGGAACTTCGCCAGTTCACCAGTGTTATTACTCTGACCTTCCGCCTTTGGAGATAAGCAATGACCACGGGAGACGTTGGTCCATTCCGAATGCAATTCACCAGTTCTCGAGGTGTCACGCGCGACATTCCAGGCCTGGATGAACTGGACGACATGTTCAAGGTGAAATCGATCCAGAAAAAGTTTCGTGATTCATGGACTCGGCCACTCACAGATCTGTGGGATGTAACCATCAGTGGTGGTTCAACAGCCAGCGTTTCTGGTGGCGTTTTGACGATCGGCTCCGGCACTGTGGCTGGGGGCTATGTTGAGTTGCTCACCAAGGAAACATTCACGATTCCGTTTCGAGCGATGATCGCGGTGCAATCGGGCGCGACTCGGCAAGCCAATACCCATCATATCATCGAAGCTGTCTCGGTCGATCCTGTCACTGGGTTTCCAGACGGCAAGCACAGCTTGAACATCGATATTGGTGGGGCAGCCAACGCAACTGTGACGAACATGGTTTATAGCGTCCAGAACGGAGGGTTGGTTCCGGTTGCTTCGGCGGCATCAGCGATCGTATCAACAGCGACCTATTCCATATTGGAGCTTGAGCCGTTCTCCGACGAATGCTATTTTCATTCACGCGCGATGGATTCAACCGGTGGTCGCTCCAATTCCTACGTGCGGCACCAACAGATTCCTGATCCGACAGCGCTCTACAAGGTCCGCATTCGCTCGATGAATCACCAAGCATTCCGAGCGGTGTCGAACGTAGTTGCGGGACCGGGTAACGTCATTCGCATGACCTCGACGGCCCACGGATACACGGGCACACCAACGATTTGGGTGGAACATCTCAATGGAGTCACTAATAACGGAGCCCCGGTCCGTGGTAATTACTCGGCCACAGTGATTGATGCCAATACACTCGATCTGACCGGTACCGTTTTCGCAGGTGCATATGTTGTAGGATCTGGCCAAGTTGCCCTCGCAGCCGCGCCGGCCGCCAACATCAATCTCCAATCCCAATTCATCAATTGCCAGGATTACGCGGAACTTACCGCGGAAATCACTGCCGGTCGCGGCCAAACAGTTATCGGGCAAGGTCTTGGCGTGATTCTCACGGGGGCGACTGCAGCCACCACCAACATCGGTACTGTGACAGCCAATGTTGCCGGCCAGGCTGCACATGATGCTGTGGTTGCCGGCAACCCCGTTCGTATGGCGGCTCGCGCTCTCACGGCAGCGTACACGAGCGTCGCTACTGGAGATGTAGCGGATGTGGTTTCGACTCTTCAAGGTGTGCTAGTCACGCGACCTTGGCAGATCCCAGAACTCGAATGGTCGTATGCTTCCATCGCTGGTGGCGTGATCAACACCACCGATGTTGCCCTGGTTGCAGCCGCCGGTGCAGGACTCCGTCGCTACATATGTTCCATGCAGTTATCGAATAACTCAGCGGTTGCCACAGAAATCGTGCTCAAGGACGGTGCGACAATCATCTGGCGAGGCCATTTGCCGGCCAACGCGCCGATGTCGGAGATCATCTTTGAAAACCCACTCAAGACTACTGCCGCAACGGCGCTGAACTTTGCGTGCATCACCACAGGGGCTGCGGTTTATGTCAACGCACAAGGATTCACCGCACCGTAAACACAACCATGATCGCCGTCAAAATAACTACCAAAAACTCAATCGACAAGGTCAAGAGTAAAGCCCAGCAAGGCAACTTCAAAAGCCTTGGGCATGCAGCAGCTGCGATTCGATTGGTAGCTCGTCGTTCGATACGCAAACGCCAAACAGCCGCTATGCCCGGCACTCCCCCCAATACACGTCGTGGTCAGCTCAAGCGCTCGATCATGTACGCATTGGATAAACAGCGTGGTGTCGCCCTCATCGGACCCGATTTCGATGTGGTGGGGGCTTCCGGAAAAGCCCATGAGTTTGGGGGCAGATTTCGGCGCGAGCGTTACCCCAAACGACCATTCATGGGTCCAGCCTTAGAAAAAGTCAAAGACCGTCTGCCACCCATGTGGGCAGGCAGCATTCGATAAGGAGAAACAGGTATGCCCGCCAAACTTGGACTCGATGCAAAGCTCTATCGTAATACGGGGACCTTTGCGACCCCTACATGGGACATCATCGGAAACGTGAAGGACTTGACGTTGAACTTGGAAACGGGTGAGGCGGATGTCTCCACACGGAGTAATAACGGCTGGAGAGCGACCGTCGGCACACTCAAGGACGCTTCGCTGGAGTTCGAAATGGTGTGGGACACCACAGATACCGACTTCACGGCCATTCGCGATGCGTTCCTCAACAACACCACCCTTGAATTTGCAGCCATGGACGGGCTTATTACAGGGACGGGAAGTAGCGGATCGCAGGGGCTCCGTGCAACCTTTCGGATCGCCAGTTTTTCCCGCAACGAAGCCCTCGAGGAAGCGATCACCGTTTCGGTCACCGCCAAGCCAACGTATGCCTTAAATCCGCCCAGTTGGATGACGGTCGCTTAACGAGATTCGATCCCACTTGCTTTTTGAGGATTTAGAAAATGCACAGTTTTGTGGATAACTCCCGACGCACCTGGGAAATCGCAATCAATGTGGCGGCCGTCAAACGGATCCGCGGTTTGCTTGGAATCGACCTCTATGCATTGGTGGACGACGGATTCAAATCCCTTTCAAAGCTTGTCTCCGATCCGGTGACTCTTGCTGATGTTCTTTACTGCTTGTGCAAGGACCAAGCGGAAAGGCAATCGATCACCGATGAGGATTTCGGTAGGGCCTTGGCCGGCGATGTGATCACCCAAGCAGCCGATGCATTTGTGGAGGAACTGATCGATTTTTTCCCCGATGCCCGCGCCAGGGGGAGTCTTCGCAAGGCGATCGAAGCGGGCAAAGCGGTGCGGGAGAAGGTGCTCAATCACGCGGAGAAGATCCTCGATTCGATCGACCCCGAAACCGAAGCGCACAAGTGGATCAACTCGTCTGGCACTTGGCCGGCGTCCTCAGCATCGACCCAGGACCATTTACCCTCCGAGAGCTAATTGCCATGGGGGAGGCGCGAAGCCAGATGCTGTGGTCACATACTTCCTCCGTTTTGGCGATGCTTGCCAACATCCATCGCGATGCTAAACGCTCGAAAGTCTACCACCCCTCGGATTTTAATCCGCATGCGAAGAAACGAATCCAACCTCGCACGATGGTTGGAATCGAAGCCCTCAAACATGTCTTCATTGATCGGCAAAGGGACATTCAATAACTATGGCCTCTAGCTCCAGCATCAAGGCAGGCGCTGCCTACATCGAACTCTACACCAAAGACTCCCGTCTGGTGAAGGGACTCAACGATGCAGCAAAGAGGCTGGATGCCTTTGGAAAGAGTCTCCAGGGGATTGGGACCAAGATGGCGATGCTCGGTGCGGGAATTGTTACCCCACTGGCCGGCGCTGCCAAGGTCTTTGCCGACATGGGGAGCGATATGGTCGACATGAGCCAACGCACGGGCGTGTCGGTCGAAGCACTTTCAGAACTGGGGTTCGCCGCAGAGCAATCGGGCGCCGATCTCGATACGCTCGAAGGCTCGCTCAAGAAGATGCAAAAAATGCTCGTGGAAGCAGCTTCCGGATCGCAGTCAGCGCAAGAAACACTCGCTTCCCTGGGGTTAAGTGTTGCGCAGCTTTCCAAGCTATCACCCGACGAGCAGTTCAAATTGATCGCCGATCGAATGTCCCAAATCCAAAATCCAGCCATGAAGACCGCAATGGCAATGGCCGTCTTTGGGAAGTCAGGGACACAGCTGCTTCCGATGCTCCAAGATGGTGCCAAGGGAATCGAGGAGTTGCAACAACAGGCTCGCGCACTTGGGCTGACCATGGCAACCGAGGATGCCCAAGCGGCCGAGGCATTCGGAGATCGCATCGATGTCTTGTGGAAAGTACTTAAAAAGGGTGTCTTTACGATTGGCTCCGCCCTTGAGCCTGTCCTCTCACAGATGATCGACTCGGTGGTCCGGATCGTTGTGGCCACCAGCGACTGGATCAAGAACAACAGTGACCTGATCGTTACGGTACTGAAGGTTGGAATGGCTGTTGCAGCCGGTGGAGCTGCAATTGTGGCTTTGGGTGGAGCAGCAACGGGACTCGGGACTGTTTTTGGTGCGGCCGCGACGGTTCTCTTGGGGCTTGGACAGGGAATCGCTTTCCTTGGAACCGCGATTGCCGCACTGCTTTCACCTATCGGACTCACCATCGCAGGCCTTGCAGTCTTAGTTGGCTATTTCGTCTATACCACGGGTGCCGGCACCCAAGCGATGCAGTGGTTGGGGGAGCGATTCAATGAACTCAAAGATACGGCACTTGCTGCTTGGCAGGGGATCGGAGATGCATTGGCTGCCGGCGACATCGCGCTGGCAGGCAAAATCCTGTGGCTAACTTTGAAAATGGAATGGCAGCGTGGCGTTGCGTTCTTGCAATCGAAATGGCTTGACTTCAAGGGATTCTTCATCGGAATCTTCCAAAGTGCGGTCTACAGCGTCGCCGGACTAATGACCGATGCGTGGGCAGGGTTGCAAACTGGTTGGCTGGAAACCACCCATTTCATCGCCGATAGCTGGACGGTTCTGATAAGCCTTCTCCAAAAGGGATGGAATCGTTTTAGCGGCTTCTTCCAAAAAGTCTGGGCCCGCATCCAAGGTCTCTTTGGGGATACGAACGCTGAAGCTGAAATCGCAAAGATCAACGACGAGATCGCTCGCCAGGATGAGCTGATCAACAAAAACCAAAACCAAGCGATTCTCGATCGTGAGAAGGAACGCCAAAAGGCTCGCAACCAAATCGAACAGGATCGCCAAGGCGCGCAGTCAGCCCTCTCTGACATGCAGGCCCAAGAGCAATCTGCGTTGGCGGATGCGAACCAAAAAGCGCTGGCTGACTCTGCGGCGGAGCTCGAGAAAGCCAAAGGGGAATGGCAAGCGGCCCTCGGTGAAGCAGCGACCAAGCGTGCCGAAACCTCTGCTGGGTCTCCGGGTAAATTCTCGCTCTCAGGGATGGCGCTTCCTAACATCGATGCCCTCGATCAAGCACTCACAGACACCAAGAAAAAGACGGATGTTGTTGGCACATTCAATCCCATCGCTGCGATGAACCTCGGGGCCGACTCTCTGGGGGAACGAACCGCTCGGGCTAGCGAAGAAGTCGCTGCGAATACCAAGAAACTCGTGCAGCAAGCCGACCGTGGTGGCTTGGTCTTTGGATAGGAGAAACCAATGCCTCAGCCGATCATCGTCGAACGCTTTGACTCCAAGGAGATCAGCGAAAGCAAAGACAATCCGGGCGTGGACTTGGTCTATATGATCATGAACACCGAGGATTACGCGACTGCCAAAAGCCTTATGGCATCCACGGTTCCGGCGACGTTTGGGGATCTATTCCTGGATGATTATCACATTGTCCACCAGGGGAACGGCGTCTGGGAAGGAACCGCACGTTACGTCAAATGGAAAAGCGAATCGCAGTACTCCTTTGATACCGGTGGTGGGACGCAACATACGACCCAAAGCATCGCCAATGTCGGCAGGTACTCAGCAACGGGATTCAGCGCTCCTGATTTCTACGGTGCCATCGGTGTCA